TATTAGAGGAAGAAGTTTCTCGTAGAATGAAATCTACTCCAAAAGTTGTAGAACTAACCCCATTAAATAAGACTGTGCTACTGTTGTAAGTTCCTTCTTGGTCTAAATTAATAGCTCCTGTTGTTCCAAAACCATCAAATAAAACACGCCAATTTTCAGTTCTATTTCTTGCCCTTCTAATTATAAATGTAGGCGCTTTACCTAATCCATGCCCTATATTCCTAGCGGTGTTATTGCCTGGACTATCTGTAATAATACTAAATCCCGCAGTGGTATTAGCTTGAACTGTAGAATTAATATCTCCGTCTGAATTAGTGCTTGTCGTTCCTCCATTAGCCTTCCATTGCCAAGCTACAAAAGGAATAGTGTTCGCATTTGATGCACCTGCATTTCCTAGTGTGAAACCATCGCTACTAAAAGCTTGCACTCCTTCAGCTTGAGTTGCTTCTTGTCCATCAAAATCTATGTATAATCTTTTGGTTGCTCCTCTTGAACTATCATAAGTGACATGACTTACTCCTGCTGTTCTATATTTTATCCAAATCCAATCAGGTTGCATGTCAGAATT